TGCTTTGTGATACAACGACCTGTTAGAGTTACAGACTGACCAATACGTTTATCATAGAATCGACAATGTTCATTAAGAAGTGCACCATATGCTGAGTTAAGCAAAATCTTACGTACTAACTGACGCTTATCCCAATACTCTCGGTCTGCATCTGTTGTAGATTCTCTGAGTTTTTTCTGCATGACTTTACGATCTGAATACCATTTTGATAACAGACCGGGAATCACACCCTCTTGATCACCCCTGAATACAGTACCGTTCGCACTAAGAATCAATGAGTTGTTAGAATCAAAAATCCACTTCCATATCTCAGCCGCACTCTTTTGTTCAGTTCTACCGTCTTCATAGTCAACAGTCAAAGTCGTGCCTCGTTCTTGGTTCATAATCGCAGTGTACTCTAACGAACCAAATAGTCCTTCCCACAACATACTGCCTTCTACAATATCTCCCTCTTTGTATCTTGCTTTTTCTTTTGCAAGTTCGACACCTTTTTCTTCCATGTATTTGTCAGTTAGTGTTTGTCGAATCTGTGCAACGATTGTTTCTGGCGCCATGTTCAATGCCCTAATCGTTGATGGATACAGAGAGTTAATATCGATAGAGCCGATCCATTCATGCATTCCTTGTTTGGGCGTTGCTACATATGCACCTGCCGCTTGTTGTTCTCTCGTTACATTGATATTCTTTCTATGTTTATCCGGAACAACAAGACCACGTTCATGTGCTTCGTTCATAATAGCCATTTCAATCATAGCCACAGAACCCATTACAGTTGGCAACAACACAGTATTTTCATGTGCTAGTTGATTTGCAAGTTCTAAGAATTGAAGTTTGTTATGAATCTTAACCAACAACATAACGTCTTGTCTGTTATACTCAATAAACGTTTTAAAGTCTTTGTTATATAACTGGTCAAGAGTTCCTTCGTAGTCAGTTTTCTTTTCACCAACTTCCATTTCACCAATCGAATCTAGTGTATAACTGTGACGAGACTCGTAGTTGTATTTCTTATACAGTTGTAGATAGTCTAAGTGAATTCTACCAACTAAGTCAAACGTTTCTTCTTCTTTTCCAAAACGCTCATACATTCTTTTCTTAGGATATTGTCCTAACAAACAAAATCTGCGTGTATCGTCTTTGCTCATCACTTGTGTAACACGATTAACCATATACGGAATATCGTATCCTTCAGAGTTCCAGCCCGTCAACACATCAGCATCTTCGATTAACGCAAAAAATGCATCAAATAATTCTTTCTCTGTTCTAAACAAGATAGTATCAGGAAAGTCTTTGATAGCGTCCTGTGCAGTCTCATACGTCATGTGCTTAGGTGGAATAGCAAGACAAACTAATTGATCTAACCAATCTAAGTATACACCAACAGCAGTAACAGGATTGAACGGATCGCTTGGGGTAGAATAACCCTTATCTGGATCAAAGTCAACCTCAATATCGAAAAATGCTGTATGAAGTTTTGGAGCATCAACTCCCAAATAGTTTTCACTAAGGCACCTAAAGACAACGTTTACATCACTTTCAAACGTTCTGCGTTTAGAATGAATCCTGCGTTCTTTTTCAAACTCTGCTTGTTTTCTAGTAGAAAATCTACTAACAGAATCACCAAATAAAGATCGATACTTACCCTTAGGGTCTTCATAATACATGACAAAGTTTGTTGGATACTCTTTGAATTCCCTAACGCCGTCAGGATTTCGTTCAACAACATGAACTCTATCAGTTTGTTTATCGTGGATTGCGTCAATATAACTCATACGTTTATTCTACTATAAATTTCTTCTGCTTGCAACCTATGGCTTTCCAAACCTGGGTGTGCATTGTCTAAAGCAGTGTCTACTCTGATAAATTTCATATCTGGAATAAAATTGTTTAGTTTAATTAAATCTGGTTTATTTTCTTTTCCTCCGCCCGGAATATGAACAAAAGAAAAGTTTTTAATACCCATAGAATCTAATAAAAGTTCTATGTGTTGTATTGTCAACCAGTTATCCCAATACATTTTTTCATGCCAATGCTCAGTGTTTAAATCACGCAACACTATGTTTTTGTGTTCTGGTGAAGTTTGCGGGATAGGAAAACCCTTGTCAACTTTGTCTACCATTTGATAAAAATAGTATCGTGTAAAATATGAATATCCTATAATTACCAAATCGTCTGGGTTGAATTTTGTTCTTAAAACATCTATTAAGATTTCAAAATTGCCGCTACCGCACACAGACAGATTTAGACATTCATACCCTAACTTGTTTGCCAATAATTGCGGCCAAGCAAAGTCACTAGGTTTGGCTCCGAAGCCAACGTTGAGTCCATGGCTTTTTGTAACACAATCAGGAAGTCCATGGCCATATGTATATGAACACCCAAACGTTACCAGTCTAGGCATTAAAGAGTTTTACCTACAGTCTCCAAAATGTCGTTGAGTTCTTCGTGGTCAGCATTTGTATCCATCAATTTAGATTTAAATGCTATTCTAATTGCTTTTTTAAGAATTGCTGGCTTGATTTCAAGTTCTTCTGCGATTGCTTTCACAGTGTCATTGAGTCCGCCATTGAGTGTTTCTACTTCATGCATTACTTGAATGCCTTCATTAACCAACTGCTTAAGTTTGCTAACTTGTTCTGGGTTAAAGTATTTTCCTGCCATAAAAGTCTCCTTGTGTAAAGTCAGAAATTGTTTGTATAGTATATAGCAGGATTAGGGGTAATGTCAATGTTTTTTGGGTGCTTGATGTTCCCAAATAGTATAAGGAACTTGATGTTTGCAATGATCTACTGCACGTTTCCAATAATTGGCGATATGGTTAGAGTGTGTTATTATGACTACAGCATCAAAAAGGCTATCTAAGACAGTGTAATATACCGGTCTGCGTGATTTATCTCTGTAAGTTATCAACGTTCCCCGTTCCGTCATTGAAAAACGTGCCTGTTTTCTTCTCCGTAAATTTTAATATATTTTCCAGCGATCATATCTGCTTGTGCTTCGATCGGAGATCCCGGATAACTTGAACCGGGTTTGATCATATCTTTTTCACCTTGACGTATATGAACTAGTTCGTGGAAAACTGTTCTAAGAATATCAACTAAGTTTCTGTTACCATAGACCCAAATCTCATCAGTGCCTAATTCGTGTCTACCAGTGTGATGTCCGTCTTTTGCTTCTTGGTCATCATAACTTAATTTGATTTTGGGCATATCTTCTATACCTAATTTCTTACCCATCCATTCAGCGGCCTTTTCAACTTCTTCATCAATGTTTAAGCCATCGTCAAACATTTGATCTGATGCAGTTAATTCTTGTCTTGCTTTGTGTGCTTGTTTGGCAGCCTGTTGGGCTTGACGATAAAGTTTGCCTTTCTCGTCTACGTCATATTGATCACTTTTGATCTTAGGGAGTCTAGTCTCTAAATCATGGATCGGGTCTTCTGTAAGAAATTCTGTGGCTCTCATACTAGTATTTATCTATTAACGGTCCGTTTAACCATGTATGCTTTTTTTGGATATAAGTTTCCTAAACTATTTTCAAAAGCAGTGGTTTCTTTAGTACGAATACCAGTAACTTGCAATGTAACTCTAGGATGATGTCCTGCATTTGCGGTGCTGTGAGGTACGTTCATCCAGTCAAACGTTGTTACTTCCCCTTCACGCCAACCTGAATGATTGTAGTTTCCATAACTCCAAAATTGTCCGGGTTGCCATTCTGTTAATGCAACCATGTAACGAACAACAGAATGTGGTTCTTCAGGACACCACTTTTCAAGTTTGTCCATATGCAAATTCCAAACTTGGCCTGGATGTTGAACGTGTACCCTTGCCATCATGTTTGAAGGTTCTAATTGAAATGCTAATGCAACGTCTAATAATGAGTGGGGGAGTTCCCAGTTTAAATTTGTTACTTCATAATTTTTACCGTAACCTTGTTGCTCTAAATCGTATTCTTCAGATATGAATTCTTGTTCAGTTCTGACTTTTGCTTCTTTATCAGGATTACCTCTTGTGCGCCAGGTCACTGATTTGGACTCTGTGATAATTTTATCTAATTCTTCTTTTGTCCATGTGGGTTGAATAATACCAAGTACATCCACAGTATCATACTCTGGGTGTATGATCCTGTTATTAAAATGATATTTGCTACGTTTTTTGGTTTCTTCCCAACTGCTTTTCATTTAAATTACCTTGACGTTTATATCTTTTTGTTGATAGTTTTGTTTATATTCTTCAGGAGGCATTTCAATACCAAGACGATCACACAAGTCTCTATTGTCTTCAGG